AAGAGGAGATCCTTGTACATTGTTTACTTTTAGTAAACTACCCATCTTAAAGGAAACAGAACTTGCACGTTCGGTTTTAGTATCTCTTGGTTTTTCTACATCTAAAACTTTACCACCTGGAAGATCAACATCATGTCCCCTAACATATGCTCTACCTGGAGATAATTTAACACACATTAAATCTTCACTTGGATCATTATTCTCATCAGTTTTTTGACTTTCTGTAAATAATCCATTAGTTCTAATTTCATCATTCAATGAATCCTGAACATTTACAGTAAATGGTCTTACTGAATAATTTCCTGATTCATCATAAGTTCTACCTGCAATCCAGTCTTCTATATGACTGTATACAGAAGTTTTTTGGAGTTTTTTAGTTTCTCCGTTCTTAACTCTGAATAATTCTACAAAATTAGTATCATTAAAATCATCAAGTGCTTTTTTAGATAATTTTACTGATAACTTAAATCTATCAGCACCTGGTGCTGCATAATTTGTAAATCCTTTTGCATTGTCATACAATGATGGATCATCATTTGCATTTACAATTTGCTCCGATATTTCAAATCCAACTCTATATGAAGGTTTATTTGAATATGGTTCAAGAACTAAAATAGATTTTGTAACATCTACAAATGTACCTCTGATGAAATATACACCATCATTGACACCAAATGCTGATCCTAGATTTGATGCATTTTCTGGTACTAGTGTTAAAACTGTTTCACCAGAAAGTAATGTGGTATTACCATAAGTAACATTCTCTTCTAGAACAAGAATTTCTCCATTAGGAAATTCAACACTTTCTCCATCAGTTCCAGACTGATTATATTTTACAAATATTGTTGGATCATCTACACCCTCTTCTGGAGGTAAAATATAATTCTTAATTGTCGCAACTATTTGAGAACTCTGTCCTCTTACCCTGGTTCCTTTTCCACCATTATTTGATATTATCGCATTCAAATAAACTGAAACATCAATGCCTAAATGTTCGGAGTTTATTTTTGATGAGAAATAAGTGGGATCATAGTCAACATTACCAGGAATAACCATAGATCCTTCTTTGAAGATATGGCTTCCAAATGATTCTACTTGATTTTGTAAAATAGATTGTAATCCAGTAAGTTCCCTTGCTTGAACTGGATGACCAGGTTTAAAAAGTACCTTATAAAAATTATCTACCTTATCAAAATCATCATAATAAGGACTTATATTTAAGTTAGTCTTCTGTGGCATTTTACTTTAGAATTCCAGGATGATTTTAATGTCTTCCTTTTGTCGCTCATTTCGAGCAATCAAAGGTCTGTTATCGAGGTAAATAATTTCCCCCGATCCTTTATTTATCTCACTATCAGATAACCCTGCATTGAAGTTAGTACCTAAATTGATTAATTTAGTTCCAGATGGATTAGTAGTTATACCAGTAAATCCAAAATCAATAGAACCAGAGAAATTAGATGAAACACCTTTTACCTGATTTGCTGAAGAACCAGATTCAAATTGATATATTCTTCCAGTAGTTGAAATACCCGAATAATCAGTTTGATCACTAGTTCCATCTGCATTAATTGTATAATTTAGAGATCTATCTCTAAAATACTTCAAAACTTGAGTTTCTTTGTCAAAAGAAGCAACGTATGCAGTTGCTAATTGTGTAGATGCTAAAAGTTGATTAATTTCTTCACCAATCTGTGGCGTACCTGTAATTGAATCAAATTTAATTGCACCCAAAGATGAATATGTATCTTCTGTATATGTAACAGAAGTTCCTACTTTTGTAGGATTTTTCACTATTCCAACCTGTGCAAATTTTGTATCAGTTGGAAAATCTTTAGTTGAATCATCAAATCTTGCATAGATTAGAACCTTATCAGTTCCCAATTCAGTATAGATATCATACCCATGACCAAGAGATGGTGGGATAATAGGAACAAGTTTTGCCCTATTAACTACACTTACTCCACTATTCAAGGTTCCCAGATCAACAAGTCCATAACTATAGTCTTTACCACCAGAACTTACAGTAACATCAGTGATTTTATTATTAACAACATCAACTCTTGCTTTACCTTTAGATCCATCACCAATTATATCAACTTCTTGTCCCAATCCATTAGCATATTGATCACCTGCTTTATCAATATAAACATGCTTAATTTGATTTTCATTAACAGATGAATCTCCATTTTCCCTTACTGCTCTGATACCAGAATCAGCAGTAGAACCCCAAGCATTAGGAACTGTAATATATTCTGTTGAATCAAATTTGATAATGTCACTAGGAGCAACACTAAACAAATACTTCCAAATATATCCATCACCACTAGTACCAGCAGCAGATGGTTCTAGATCTGTAAAAGTTGGTTCATCTTGAGATATATTTCCTAAAGGAACTGCTCCTGTAGAACCATTACTAATACAAATATATACTCTAAAATCTTTGTTAATTACATAATAATTAGAGTCATATAATCTATTTCCTTTAGTTAATGGACTTGGATTTTCAACACTGTAGTCATCTCTATAGATTTCATATCTATTACCTGCAGTCCATTCAACTTTACGGATAATTCTTCTAATATTGGCAGAAGTTATCTTCTTACCAAACATCATAGTATCACCAGAATGTGCTTTTCTAGAAAAAGTATCAAGGGGGTCAGGTGTTTGACCACTTGTATTCCAGTTCGCTGATCGCCCATATCCAACCTGTCCACCAGGAGTTCCTGCTGGATTGGATAGACCAATGAAAACATAATATGAATTCTTATCAGCTTCTACTGATTCTACAAAATTATTTGCGTTCAGGATTCTAAACTGATCAGTAACAATTGCCGACATGTTTATACGTTACTTAAACTTTTTTTCTTTATTTATAGTGGATTTCATTATGAAAGTCCAAATACCCTAATTGCACCAGTGGATCGCAATCCTTTTAATGCTGTTTCAGTGTAATTCTTTCTCTGAATTGTTGGGAATGTTGTCAACCCTGCGTTAACAGTATAACCAGTTACCCCAATAGAAATTGGTGATGCAGCACGTTTTACCTCATTACCATATAACCTACCCCAAGATATTCTTCCTAGAGATGTGGTTAATCCAGCGTTACCGTCATAGAATCCAGTTGTAGCAAGTCCAACTGTATTAGTTGTACTTAAAATATTACAAGTTACTTCACCATTTTCATTACCACTAACAAGTCTTGCGTGTACTTTATACACATTATCCAAGAATTGAGTTCCAATACCAATAGTAGATGCGTCTGCAGTATCAATTGAAGTTATACCAGTACCAACCTTGGTATCAGTAATTAAAATTGGATATCCAACTTGTAAAATACTTGCATTCTTATCTGCTCTGAAACAGAACTTAAGTGCTTTAGGCATTCCATTAGTTCCAGATACTACATCAATTGATGTAATTATTCCACTAAATCCTTCTGTTAATTTAATGCCAGTGACTCTCTCATGTTTATATGGTGGATTTTCTACAATAACACTTGGAGGATTTGTTAATGTGTATCCCAATCCTGGATTAGTAATATTAACTGAAGTAACTGCTCCATTAGCAACATTAGCAAGTCCTTCTGCAAATGTAGTAACACCAACAGTAGCATATTTTGTTCTAACATCTGTTCCAACACCTACACCAACTGGAGCAGCAATTGAAATACTTGCAGATGTCCCAACATATCCACTACCACCATCAACCACATTTACTGTTACAGTTCCAGCAGCAGAAACATTAGCAGTAAGTGATGCTGGAGTAGTAATTTCACCAGAAGTAATTCTACTATCAACATAGTTAATAGTAAGACCATAACGATCAGTTGCATCTAAATCTGGGTTATTATTATCCTCATATCTAAATGAATGTGCATCGTCAACAAATATACCATCACCAATATTCTGTCCAATACCAGAGGTTCCAGTTAGATTACCAATAATTTTTGCAGTTGGATGAATTTGTGGTTCAATAGATGATCTAGATTTAGCAATTACTTCACCTTTAATAATCTTATCAGTTTTTTGTTTAGTCCATCTAATTGGTTTCTCATTATCCTCATCAATACCCAATCCAGAGTATATGTCAGTTTCAATTAAATCAACACCGAGTAAATCTTTAATAACTCTTTTTCTTTCTTGAGTAACTGTATCTTTTTGTGGATGTTTGAATACTTCTATATCATCACCAATCTTAAGAGTTTCTTCTATGTCAACAATCTCAACATCAACTCCCTGTTCTCCTTTATAGAAGAATACATCAACCTTATCACCAGTATCTGGTGCTTCTGTAAATGTAAATGTTGTACCACCATTAAACTGGTATGCATACTTAGGAGTTTGTAGAACTCCATTTACAAATATGATTAGAACAGAATCTAAATCAATTTGTTGAGAAACTGCATTAGTATTATCTTTTTCAAAACTTAATAGTTGTCCATTAAAGAATAATGGGAATCTTCTTCTATTACCATCCTGTAGTAAGGATATACTATCAATGAAATCAATCTCACCAAACTGCCAAGCAGAGAAGTAATCTCTAAAGATCTCAATAACTTCCAATTCAAACTGATCTAATGGTTTCTGCAATCTCTTATCATGAACTAAACCAACAGGTCTAAACTTATCACCAATCTTGAATGAATGACCATGTCTAACAGTTTGGAAGGTATCTATTTGGAAGAATGTTGATCCAATACCAACTGCTGTTTTAGCAGCACCAACTTCCAAATTCATTAATAAGTTTTCACCTGTAGCAACTGTTAAACCAATACCAAGTCTAGAAACACCTTCAACTGGAACATTTTGATAAACTGG